GGGCCCGTCTCCGCAGGCGTCGCCATCGATGAAAGTTCAGCCTGTAAGCCCGTGTGCTTCAGTTGGTTGTTCGCGGCGTGCTCCTGCATCGCCAGGTCGTGCGCCATCTCAAGCAGCAGCTTCGGCGTCGGCATATGATCCTCGATCACCTTGAGGCGGTCGGTGATCATCTTGGACTGCGCAGCCGCCCGATCGGTCTCAGCGCGGAACCACTCGATTTCGCGAAGGCTGTCCTTCTGTGCAACCTTGGCCTTTTCCTGCGCCAATTGCTCAACAGTGCCCTGGAGCAGCCCCTGCATCTTCTGCAATTCCGCCTGGAGTTGCTGGACCTGCGGGCTCGGGCCTTCGCCCAAGGCTTGCGGAGGAACCATCCGCCTCATGCGCTCGGCGATCTCGTCGGCCATCGGGAAGTCAGCGGCCCGGAACATCAGGTCAGCGATGAGCGGGAAAGCTTCTTTGTTCTGCGTCAGAATCTGCGTAAAGGCGTTAAACGCCTCCTGCCGCTTGGTCCCGTAGCTCGGACCGATATCGGCCTGGACATCGTACTTGCCGACGTTCGGGTTGAAGATGGACTGAACGGCCTGACCTTGCTGCGCCTTCTGCGTCATGAACGCCTGTTCGGCCTGCGGGTCGATCTGAACGTCTTTCTCCGTTCCATCTTCCGCCATGATCCGGATGATGCGCGGCGTGTCGTAAATTTTCGGTATGAGGTCGATCAGGATCTTGCCGGTGAACCGAATCGCAATCCCGAGGTGATCGATATAGTGATAGGTCGCGTTATCGCCCTGGCGCTGGCGCTGCTGGATCGCTACGCCCGACCGTTCGTTCGATGGCGCCCCAAGCTCTGCGTTGTACTGGCCCGAAACCGCCTGGATTTCGTCCGAGGCGATCTTCATCCCGTTGATATAGGCCGTCGCCATGACGGGCGGCTGCTGGCGCTCTGGACGGGGAATGACGTTGCCGTCGTCCCTCAGCCCGTTGTACGGCAGCCATGCCTGATTATCGACGTTGGCCGTGTCCCAATAGGTTTCCAGCCCCTCGAAGGCCTCCATCGGGCCGATGTACGGCTGCTTGCCCTGCAAGGCGACCATCTCGACAGCCGAGGATGACCAGTAGTTATACATCCGCTGCGGGTCTTTCATCGCGCGGGTATGCCCCTTGCGATCCATGATCCCCTGGATGACAGTCTCTTCGCCGACGACCCGAACTACCGGGATGTAGCGGCCCGGCCAGACCTTTCGCTCTGCGATCCGATCACCGACGATGAGGAACCACTGTACTTCGTTGTCGGCTACGTCCCGCGTCCGCGTCGCGGGATTGTCGAGAACGCCGTCAAGGATCTCCTTCGGAACCTGACTTGCGCGGATGACGATATCGCCACCTGTCGCCGGATCGGTAAAGTGGACCAGCTTGTCCTTCTTCTCGACCACGCGGAAATATTCCGAGACCCGGACGCGATCCTTGCCGATCCAGTCGTCGCCATCGTTCAGGACCGTGACGCTGCCGATGTCCTTGAATCGGGGATACTTAGCGTCGAAAACCTTCTTGTCGAGATCATCGAAGATGAACGCATACCGCGCGTCCGAGCCATCGGCCTCGTTGATGTCCTTATCCAGATAGACCGACATCGGATTCTTGATGCGGCGGATAAAGATTTCCTGATCGAACGAATCGTCGCCGGCATAGTCCGTCGCGACCCGCCAGTATCCGATCCCGCACTGGACCTGAAACCGTGTCGCCGTGTCGTAGGCCACCTGCGCGTTCGAGATGTACTCGATGTGCCGGACGACATCCTCATAGACCTGTGCGGCCTGATATGTGGCTCCATTCCCGACCGGCCGAATCGAGACGCCGGGCTTGTTCTGCCGCGCGTCGTTCATGATCTGGAGGTTGTGCTGACGGACCTTGTTGATGGTCAGCATCACCCGGTCGTCGGTGTCGCGCTGGGCCTGTATGTTATCCGGCCACTGATAGCCGTTGTCGCTGTCGGCGTTGGCGAAGCGAAGGTCGTCAAGGAAGAGCTGGCGAGCCTGGGATTCCCACTCCTCGCAGGCCTGGAAGCGTGTCTTAGCTTCCTGGATGATCTCGTCGTCTTCCGATAGCGGTTTGGGTTCGCCCGTCTTCGGGTTGAACTTACGCGCCACTATCTACCCATCCACTTCCCAGGCTGACGGAAGCCGCTCGGAACGCGGGGCCTGGGGCCGACAACAGTTTTCTTCGGAGCAACCGGCTCCGCGAACGTGAGCGCGACCGCATCCCAATCATCGGGTGATCTAACGCCGCGCTTGCGCATGTCTTCCTTGCTCTCCAACAGAAGAAGCCCGTTCATGTCGTACTTGTACTTCGGGGCGCAGGCGTCAGCCTGGAGGCTGTCCAGATCGGGAAGATCCGCGCCAGCAACGTCGTTCAGCCAGTCCTTGGACCGCATCCACATCTCAGCCCGGCGATTGCGAGGACCGCCCGTGTTCTTCGGGTAGGTATCCTGCGGCTCGCCGCCGAAATTGATCGCCTTCACAAGGCTGGCGTAGGGCTCGCCCCAGCTTTTGAGGATATCCACCACGCCGCCGCCGATTCCGCCCACATCGATGAACACCCTATCGGGCTTGTCCGTATCGATGACCGACTTGATCCAGTTCGCACCCTCTACGGTGCTGATCTTGGACTTATTCTCGATCTTCGAGACCTTGCGCCCTGATCGCCAGGCCAAGCTGAATCTATCGTCGCCGTAGCGGGCTGGATCAGCTCCGATCACGAGCGGCCCAAGGCCTTCGCATTCTGTCTTGCGCGCCTTCAGGACAGACGCCGCACTGATGTAGCTGTCATGCCCTGTAAGCTGGAACGCCTCGGCCGCTGTCGCCGGGTATTCCTGCTTGAACAGCAACTCGTCACCAAGCTCGACAATCTTCGCTCGGCGCCAGGCCATCTGCTCAAGATCAAGCTTGTGGGCCTCGGCGTATTCCGCTTCTTCTGCATCAAGGACAAAGCCGTCCGGAATCTCCTTCCGGTATTCGTCCTGCCAGAACCACGGTATGAAGATCGCCTGGAACTCCGACAGTCCGGCCTCGGCCTTCTGCCATTGCTCGTGAAAGAATCCGCCCACACCGTTCGCCGTGCTTTCCCCGATCATCTCGGTGCCTGGTAAGTCAGGGATGGCCTGCATGACGCCGGCAGCATGTGTTTCAGCGTTCGGCCAGAATCCGACCTCCGAGCCATGAAACAACTGGATCGTCTGCGATCGGCCTACGGCCTTCGTCCCGGCGGTGCCGACCTTGTACCCGCTATCGAGCTTGTCGAAGTCCAACTCTTTGGCATTCGCAGCGCCGGTGTGTGGCTTGACGAGCGCAGGACAATTCTCGTGATAGCGGTTCGCCATCCCGAAAAGGTTGTCTGTCGCCTCCTGCTCATGCGTCAGGATGAAGACGCGATAGCCTCTCGAATGCGTTGCGCGATGATAGAAGCGCGCTCCGACATACGTAGAACAGCCCTGCTGCCGACCCTTGAGAATCCACGCCCGGACCCGACCAGTTCGCCTTAGCTGATCCTCAAGGCGCTCATGAATGTATCGCTGCGCGCGGTTGAAGATGAACGGCTCGACCTTGCCGCTCTTGGTCCTGATCTTCAGGCACTTCGCCGCGTAATGTTCCAGGTCGGTCTTGAGCCGCAGCCGAATCGCCCGCTCTCGGGGTGAAAGGCTATTCGAGCTCTTCGAGGGCTGCTTCGTGGCTACTGACAGCAACGGTCGCCTCTATGTTTGCAAGCTTGGGCGCGTAGTAAGGAGCAGCGTGCTTAGCTGCATCCATGCGCTCTTCGAACGTCGGCTCGTGCCCATCGATCGTTTCGCCGCGGGCAATCGCGGCAAGGAATTCGTGCGGGAGTTGCCCGACAGCCTTCGCGGCATCGATCATCTCGACGGTGCGCTTATTGCGAGCACCTGGCTTTCGGCCAGCTCCTGGTCTAGCGCCACCGCGCATGTTGAATTCTCTGATTGTTTATCAAAATGGCTAACTATTCCTGTTAGCAGACGAGCTAACGTGGTACGTTAACTGAATGGACGCACCGAAATGCCGCATCTGCGGGAATCGCCACTGGGGGCTCTGTAATGACCGAAGCCGAAATCACGAAGTTGCTAAAGACCCACCGCGTATCGATAGCGCGCGAAAAGCTGATCTGGAAAAGCCCAGAAGCGAAGAAACTCCACGACGAGCTAAACGCTCTGATCAACCGCGAGATTCAGAGCGTGCCGTACTATCAGAGCCCATCGCCATATCAGAACCATCTCGGCCCGACGCCGGAAAACCTACTCGAAAGCGCGAGCGCGCGAATAAGGCCCCTGGAAGCAGCGAGAGACGAACTGATCCGCCAGCACACCGAACCCGGAAAGATGTTCCATATAATCGCGCGGCCTATATGAAGACCTACATGCAGAAGGTGCGGGCCCAGGAACGCATCCCGAAGCTAGAGGCAGAGCTAAAGCGGCTGCGTGAACTTGTGGAGAAGAAATGAGCGATAGGCTATAAAACCCTCGCAGGACCTACCGAAAGATAAGAACAATGCTCAGGACAAC